CACGCATTTCAACCAGTAAATTTGAAAATAGGTTAAATAGTATACAACCAGAAACAAGACAATTTAAGGTGCCAAGTGAAACACGACTATTAGACGTGCAACCTCTTGAGTTAGTTGAACTTGCTGGCATTAAAGATAGGAGAACAGGATAATGGCTACATTAACTGGATTTCAACAAGATAGGCAGGGCACCTATATTGAAAAAGATCCATACGCAGTGTTGGATTATTCTCTTGATTGGGAGAACTGGATGCCCAGTGGCGAAGTTATTTCTTCCATTACTGTTACAGCAGAAACTATATCAGGAGATTCAGCACCTTTGACAATAGACTCGTCAACAAACACAGATTATATCGTAACAGCGAATATATCTGGCGGAACTGCTGGCAACATTTACAATGTCGAATACAAAATTGTTACCGACAACAGTAAACAAGACAGCAGAAACTTTAGAATAAAGGTAGTAGAGAGAGAACTATAATGAGTGAAGAGCAGAATAACACAACCAAGAAATACAAAACCATAGATAGGGAACTTGTATTCCGCTTGGCTTGTATCCAATGCTCAGATCAAGAAATTGCAGAAGTATGCGGCATTAGTGTTGACACGCTTCGCAGAAGATTTAGTAAAATTTTAGAAAAAGGCAAACAAGAAGGCAGACAAAGTTTAAGAAGGGCAATGTATGAAAAGGCGATGAATGGAGACACAAGGCTACAAATCTTCTTATCAAAGCAATACCTTGGAATGAGGGATACACCAGAAGACGGCGATGCAAAAGCACCATTACCTTGGGAGGATTAAATGAGTGACGTAAATTTCGGAACAAATCAAGATACAAATACGTGGCCCTATGGTTTAGGTATTAGAAAAGGTATCGTTCCTAATATGGGCGGTATAGACAAGTTTGGATACTTGCCAACAGCAACAACAAGTTATAAAACAGTATGGGATGGAGATTCAGTTTATACCTATCCAAGTTCAGCTGTTACTATGACAGCAACTTCCGCAAGTGGTGCAACTGACAGCGGCGTAGAAATAACTATTCAAGGTTTAGATACAAATTATGATGCACTTACAGAAACTGTTACACTTGATGGTAGTGGAACAGCAACAACTACAGGTGAATTCCTAAGAGTTTTTAGAGCCTATGTTAGCAATGGAACAGATCTTGATGGTGATACTACTATTGCAAACGGCGGAACAACATACGCTAAAATCTTTTCTGAAATGCAACAAACACTGATGGCTGTATATACTATACCAGCTGGTTATCGTGGATATCTTGTGTCAGGCAATATGTCAGTTGAAAAGAATCAACCAGTTGTTGCAAAACTAATGACAAGACGTCCAGGTGGTGTTTTAAGAGTAAGTGGAGTGGTTACAAGTTTTGGTGTGCCATTTCAAAGAGTATGGCAACTACCGCCAGTGTTAGATGAAAAAACAGATATTGAAATTAGAGCAAAAGCAGGCGCAACTACAAGCATTGCGGCTGGCTTTGAAATTATATTGGAGAAAAAATAGTGCCATTAAGTGATGCACAAAAAACTATTTGCGATAGTGACGCACGTTTTCGTGTTGCTGTTACAGGTAGACGTTTTGGCAAAACACACGTAGCAATGCGTGAGTTGGCACGATTTGCAAGTAAAAAAGAAAACAGCCTTGTATGGTATGTAGCGCCAAGTTATAGAATGGCCAAAGGCATTGTTTGGGATCAACTAAAAGGCAAACTCAAAGACTTGCGTTGGGTTGAACAAACAAATGAAGCAGAACTTACAATGAGATTGAAAAACGGAAGTAAAATATGCTTAAAAGGCGCAGACTCACCAGACAGTTTAAGAGGCGTGGGCCTCGACTTTCTTGTTTTGGACGAATTCCAAGACATAGATCCCAAGGCTTGGACAGAAATCCTACGCCCTACACTATCTGACAAAAATGGACACGCACTGTTTACAGGCACGCCAAGGGGCGTAGGATCATTTAGTCACGAAATGTATATGGAAGCAAAAACAAACCCAGGTTGGGATAGTTTTACATACAGAACCATAGATGGAGGCAATGTTCCGCAAGAAGAAATAGATAGTGCTATGCGTGATATGGATC